AGAAAAGAGACTGCGGTACGCATCCCTGCATTTGGCACAAGCCGTGAGGGATTGGAGATTCTTTACATCAAGCCATACCGAGCAGGATTCTACTACTACTCCCCAGTAGACTATCAAGGTGGACTTCCATACGCAGAGCTTGAAGAGGAGATTGCCAACTACCACATCAACAACATTCAGAACGGCCTTGCGCCTTCTATGCTGATTAACTTCAACAACGGAGTACCGAGCGAGGAGGAGCGCAGGAGCATCGAGCAGCAGATTGCAACGAAGTTTAGCGGTAGCTCAAACTCTGGCAAGTTCATCCTTGCGTTCAACGATAACAAAGACCTTGCTGCAACGGTTGACCCTGTACAGTTATCGGATGCTGCGGAGCAGTACCAGTTCTTGAGTGCTGAAGCTACGCAGAAGATAATGGTTTCGCATCGTATCGTAAGCCCTATGCTTTTAGGCATCAAGGACAATTCGGGACTTGGCAACAACGCTGATGAACTAAAGACCGCCTCTATGCTTTTGGATAACCTTGTCATCCGACCCAAGCAGGAGATTATCCTTGACGGCATAGACCAAATCTTGGCCTACAACGACATCAGCCTAAACCTATACTTCAAGACCCTTCAGCCTTTGGAGTTCACCGAAACAGAAGTGCAAGATGCAGAGGTTATTGAGGAATCAACAGGCGTTAAAACAGAAGACATTGAGACCGTGCAAGTGAGCGAAGCAAACGAGGACTTAATCAAGAAGGATGCATCGTACAACGGAGCGCAGATTGCAAGCTCTTTGCAGATTATGCAGAGCGTAAAGGATGGCGTTCTAACGGTAGACCAAGCCATCACCTTCTTGGTGCAGATGCTTCAGTTTGACCCCGATGTAGCAAAGGCTCTTTTTGCAGGCAACTCCTCTGCTATCATCTCCCAGATGAAGGCGCAGAAGAAGGTCAAATTTGCAAAGAATGATGACCGCCCCTTCCTGCGTGATGAGCTTGCAGCAGAGTTACTGCTGAACATTGAGAGTCTTGGCGAAAGCGAAGAGGAGCTGATGAAGGACTTTGACCTAATCACCGCTGAGCTTGTTGAGGATGAGGGAGCAGAATACGATGTAGAGGCATACCTCAACTCACGCACCGACCTTGCAGCGCAACAAGAGAGCGAGCAAGATACGGAGCGTTACAAGGTGCGTTACTTCTACGCCATAGGAACTAAAAAAGACCCAGAGGGTGAAAGCCGTTTGCTATGCCGCACGTTGATAGGTGCCAAAAGAGTCTACCGCAAGGAGGATGTAGAGGCATTGAGTTCAAAGGGAGGAGCAGAAGCACAGGGTGAAAGGTATAGCGTATGGTTATTCAAAGGCGGTGCTAACTGCCACCATCGTTGGGAGCGTAGAATCTACCGCAAGAAGCTAACCAAAGAGGGCAAGATTTACGGGGGAGGCTCTTTGAACGGCACGGATATTATCAACGTGAACCAAGCCATTCGTATGGGATTCCGACCTATGCAGAATGACCCCCTCGTTGCTATCGCCCCTATTGAAACACCAACAAGAGGATATAAAAACTAAGATATGGCAACTGCATTATGGATTAAACGAGAGGACTTGGTTCGCAACACCGCGATTGGCGGTAACGTGGACACGGACAAGTTTATTCAGTTTATTAAAATCGCACAGGAGATACACATCCAAAACTATACTGGCACGAAGTTGTATGACAAGATAAGCAACGACATTATTGCAGGAACTCTTGCCAACCCTTACTTGGCGTTGGTTTCAGACTACCTGCAACCAATGGTAATCCAATGGGCATTGGTGGAATATCTCCCCTTCGCAGCATACACCATCGGCAACGGTGGGGTGTTCAAGCACAACTCCGAGAATAGCACAACCGCAGAAAAGATAGAGGTGGACTACTTGGTAGGCAAGGCTCGTGACTTGGCGCAGTACTACACCGACAGGTTCATCACTTATATGAGCTACAACCAAGCGTCATTCCCTCAATATAATTCAAACAACAATGCAGATGTCTACCCCGACACCGATGCGAACTTTGCGAGCTGGGTTCTCTAAAAAGACCTACGAGCCGAAGAAGAGCAATATCATCAAGTTAAAGAGTTATTTAAAAGACAATGGCAAATAATATCAACTGGGGGGAAGTATATTGCTCATCCTACTTTGGCGATGAGGATTACAACACACGCACCTTAACGGGTGATGGTGTGCCTGCTTGCTTTGATAATGCCTTTACTTATGCTGAGAAGTATTCTATTCGTGTGTTGGCAGATGGCGGAACGGTAGAGGCATTTGCCTGCTTGGTGGATGCTATTGACAGACTAAACTACAACTGATTGTGAGCGATTTTGATGACGCAAGTCTTGTACTGATTCCTTCGGGATACAAGAATGGCAAGGTGTATTCTGTCAAGCCGACCGATGGTACTGGGGACTTAACCTTCACCCGTGCCTCAAGTGCTACCCGTGTGCAAAGTGACGGGCTTATAGAGAAGGTGCGGACGAATCTTGCTTTGTATAGCGAAGACCAAACCAACTGGACAGTTCAGAACCAAACAAACGTAACCGCTAACGCTGCCGCAAATCCCTTGAATGGTGCGGTAACGGCTGACAAGGTAATTCCGACCGTAGTAACTGATGACCACTATCGTGGCCTTACAATGGCTACAATGGTTGGGGAAATTACAGCAAGCATTTATGTGAAAGCAGACGGGTATAGTTTTTTTGACTTTGGCATTTTTAGCAATACCGCATCTAATTACCCCGTACGTGCTATTTTTAATTTGTCTACGCAAGCAATTACTTATGTAAATGGTTCGGTTGCTTCTATCACTTCGGTAGGTTCTGGATGGTATCGTGTTAGCATTACGGGTTCGGTAGCGAGTAGTTCTTCAATAGGTCTTTATCACCGAGTAAAAGCAAGTACGACTACTGGCACTTATTCTGGTGATAATACAAGCGGTATGCTTTTGTGGGGTTGCCAGTTGGAGTCGGGAGTAATGACTGATTATATCGGCCCCACCACCACCGCAGCGGTATCAGTTGGCCCAGTGAGCGGGTTACCAAGATTGGACTACCTAAATAGCACTTGCCCTAAACTTCTCTTGGAGCCGCAGCGTTCCAACTTAGTCCTACAATCAGAATCCTTTGATAATACGGCTTGGACAAAGCTAAATGCAACCGTAACGGCAAATGCTGCGGCTTCGCCCGATGGTTATGTAAATGCGGACAAATTGATTGCAAATAGTGGGGCGGTGCTTTCAAGTATTAGCAACTATGCACTTCAAGCAATCACAAAGGCTGCGAGTGCAATTCAGTACACTTATTCAGTATTTGCAAAACAGAGTGGTCTAAATAGAATAAATATTTTTGCGCAAGGAACAAGTGCAGCCAACCACGCAATTGTTACAATTTCACTTGTTAATGGTACAATTTCTACCGCTGCCGCATCGGCTGGAACCTTTACTGGCGCTTCCGCTTCGGTATCGGATTACGGGAATGGTTGGTATCGCTGCGCTTTGGTTTTCACAACGAATACCGACACGGCTTTAACGGTGCGCAACATCCCAACCGATAGCACTTTAACTACTGGAAACGGAACAGATGGCATCCTAATCTATGGGGCACAACTTGAGCAAGCCTCCTACGCCACCTCGTACATCCCCACGCTTGGGGCATCAGTTACAAGGGTTGCGGATGCTGCTTCAAAGACGGGCATTAGCTCGCTTATCGGGCAGACTGAGGGGACGCTTTTCTTGGATGCGAACATTTCAAACTTTTCGCAGGCAAGACGAGGCATTGTGCTATATTCAGACGTAAATAATTATATTTCGCTTGGAATAACAAGCGGCAATCTCTTGCAATTTCTTGTTTTTGAGAGCGGTGCAATTCGAGCAAACTTTACCATCGCAAATCCGCAAGGAAACGTGAAGATGGCTTTGGCATACAAAGCGAACGACTTTGCGGCATACCTTAACGGAACGCTTGTCGGTACTGATACCAGCGGAAGCGTACCCGCTACAAGTGAATTTTATTTG